TCATGGGCTACAAGAAACTAAGTCCTGAGTTTGTAAAGAACATGAATAGTTTCTATGAAGAAGAACCTGATCTACAAGACTACTCAGATAATCTGGTAGGTAAGGTAGGTCAGGAGCTACACTTCAATGAAGCAATGAGAGACTTGTTCTTGAATGAAGTCAAAGACTTTATAGGCAGGTACAATCAGACAGCTACTATACGAAACTCATATGGTAGAAACAGATTAAATACAGATAACTTTGAGTACAGTATGCAGTTCGTATCTGGCTGGTTAGTCAGGCAGTTTCAACACGAGTACAATCCAGTGCATCTACATACAGGATGTCGTATGTCTTGTGTAGGTTATCTTAAACTACCTGAAGGTATAGAGAAAGAATGGGAAGAGGACTACAAAGATCATCATCCTTCTCATGGACACATACAGTTTATATCTGGTAGTGCAGGTAGCTACAGTGCTACAAACTTTATGGTAAAACCACAAGTAGGAGACTTCTATGTATTCCCTAGTGAGTTGTTCCATTGTGTGTATCCTTTCTATACTAAAGGTGAGCGCAGATCGTTTAGTTCTAACTTTAACTTCGTAGAAATTCCTAAAGGAGAGAAAAGTGAAACTGACTCTTGATGTAGAAAACACAGTAATCAAACGTGAAGGTAAGCTACAGCTAGATCCTTTCGAGCCAGAGAACACACTTGTTATGGTGGGTATGCTCGATGATCAGGGCAATGAAGACATCGTTACGTTTGATCACAGTGAAGTAGAGGCTACACCTAATGGTCATGCTATTGTACAGAGCAAGCTAGATCAAGCTACTGTACTGATTGGTCACAACATAGGCCATGACTTAGTGTGGCTATGGGAGTCAGGCTTTACCTACAATGGAGCAGTGTTTGACACAATGATGATGGAGTATCTGATACTACGTGGTGTCAAGCAACCTCTGTCATTGGAAGCATGTGCTCAACGCTACGATCTGGATACACAGAAACAGGACACTCTCAAAGCTTATCTCAAGCAGGGTGTATCAGTACGTGACGTACCACATGCTGAGTTAGCTGAGTATCTAAGTGCTGACCTACATGCAACACAACAACTGGCACATGAGCTACGTGTCAAGCTAGTGGGTACAGATGCTAGTGGTATGCACAATGTAGTGCAGCTAACTAATCAGATGGTTATTGCATTAGCTAAGATCTATACGAGAGGTTTTAACGTAGACATTACTGCACTGGAAGGTGTACGTATTGCATTTGAAGAAGAAAGAAAGGAGGTATTATCATACTTAGAAACTAAAGTAAGGGAATTAATGGGGGATGTACCATTAAACTTAAGCAGTCCAGAACAACTATCCACTCTGATATACAGTCGTAAGCCTGTAGATAAAACAGTCTGGATAAATAAGTTCGATCCATATATGGGGCAGACTGCTTTTAAACAACTGGTCAGGGAAGAAACTGACATAGTGTACAAGTCACATGTAAAGCGGTGTGCCGATTGCTATGGGTCAGGTAAAATAAGAAAGGAGAAAAAGGATGGAACACCATACGCCAAACTGTCAAAGTGTAACTCGTGTGATGGCAATGGGTATCATGTTATTCCTACTAGTATTGTTGGTGGTTTAAAGTTTAATGCTCCCAATGCTAAGTGGGCTACAGCTAATGGGTTCTCTACTAACAGAAAGAACCTAGAGCTACTAGCAAACTCAGCGAGAACTAAAGGCATGACTGATGCACTAGAGTTTCTTGAGAAGGTACAAAGGCTATCTGCATTGGATACTTATCTATCCTCATTCGTTGGTGGGATAGCTAACAATGTGAAAGCTGATGGTAAGTTACACGTAAGACTGAACCAACACATGACATCTACTGGTAGGCTAAGTGGGAAAGAGCCTAACATGCAGAACATGCCACGTGGAGGTACGTTCCCGGTTAAGCGTGTATTCGTATCGAGGTTCAATGGAGGCAAGATACTTGAAGCTGACTTTGCACAGCTAGAGTTTCGCGTAGCTGCGTACCTATCTCAAGATCCTGTAGCTATCAGGGAAGTAACAGATGGTTTTGATGTGCATTCCTACACAGCTAAGATCATCTCAGATGCTGGGCAGGTTATGTCCAGACAAGATGCCAAAGCACATACCTTTGCTCCTCTATATGGGGCTAGTGGATATGGTAGATCTAAAGCAGAAGCTACCTACTACACCCACTTCAATGAGAAGTACAAGGGTATAGCTAACTGGCATGACACTCTTGCCAAAGAAGCACTTAACACAGGCAAGATTACAACACCATCAGGTAGGGAGTTTTCTTTTCCTGATGTGCAGAGAAATGCACGTGGTAGGATCAGTTACTTTACACAGATCAAGAACTATCCTGTGCAATCATTTGCTACAGCAGACATTGTACCTGTAGCATTACTATGGATAGAGACTTTATTGAAAGGTAAAAAGTCCTGTATTGTCAACACAGTACACGATAGTATTGTCATTGACGTACATCCAGAAGAAGAAGATCATGTCTTATGGGCTATTGAGGATTGTAATATTAATATGAACTTACATATACATCACCACTTTGGTATAAGTATTAATGTACCTTTATTATTAGAATCTAAAATAGGTAATAATTGGCTTGACATTAAGGACGTTGCGTAGTATAACTATGCTCTTTTGAAAAACTATGTGAGGAGAATAACACATGTCGATAACAACTGTAGATACAAACAACTATGACGAAATGGCTAAAGCAATGGGCATCACAGCAGATGCTGGTAATAAGAGTAAGCAGACTAGCAATCTAGCTAGACTACGCATCTCTCACTCAGCCATCATGGGTGAGACTGAACTAAAAGGTAAGAAGGTAAACATGGAAGTGGTGTCAGGTGGACACTTCAAGTTAGAAGTACCAGACAGTAGCACTGTGTACGCACCACAGATTAAGATACGTACATTCTTACAACGCTTTATGTACAAGCGTTTCATTAAAGGTTCAGGCAATGTACCTAATCGCTTTGTCAAGACTGTCATGGGTGAGTCCTTGTATGTCGATCTCAAAGACAATGATGGTGGGTTCAACTGTGGTAAGCCTAGTGGTTGGATCAAAGACTTCAAGGCACTACCTACTGCACAACAGGATCTGATCAGACAGATCAAGCGCACACGTGTTGTGTTTGGTTTAGCTGATCTCGTTGATCCTATAGATGAATCAGGCACAGAAACTAAGGTAGGTACTACACCTTTCATATGGGAGATAGATAATCGTGATGCCTTTAAAATACTAGGTGACACATACAACGCTTTTAATAAGCAGAGATTACTACCTATCTCACATGTGCTTACTATCGGCACAGAAGAAAAGCCATTGCCAAATGGTAGTAGCTTCTACATACCAGAAGTATCTGTTGATATGGACAGTACTATTGCCCTGACATCAGACGATCAGTCTACTTTCGCTGACTTTATGGAGTGGGTAGATAGTTATAATGAGTATATAGCTACTACTTGGAATGATAAGTCCAAGCGTAAGATGTCTGCTGATGATGCAGACTTAGTGAATGAGTTTGTTGACCTTGAAGATGAAGCAGTAGCGTAATGAATCATCCTGCTGAACTGGCACTAGCGCAGTACATGACAGATGCGGCCAACGGTAAGGCTGTATTATCTGAAGATACAATACAACGTATCGGTAAGGATGTCATGGACGCACTAGCTCGTCAGTTTGGTGGGGGCAACAAGCGTGGTGAGTTCGGCTTGAGGATGTCTAATATAGGCAGACCCTCTTGCCAACTCTGGTTTCAAAAGAACCAACCTGAGAAAGCACAGCCCCTACCCAGTAACTTTGTAATGAACATGATGTTAGGAGATATAGTAGAGGCAGTATTCAAAGGACTATTAACAGAAGCAAAGGTAGAGTATGGAGATGCTGATACAGTAGAGCTAGACCTACCTGAACAAGATACTAAGATCAAAGGTACTTACGATATAGAGATTGATGGTGCTGTAGATGATATTAAATCTGCATCTGATTGGTCCTATAGAAATAAGTTCAAAGACTTTGCTACGTTAAAAGCACATGACTCGTTTGGTTATGTAGGTCAACTTGCAGGATATGCTACAGCATCAGGTCTTAAAGCTGGTGGTTGGTGGGTAGTTAATAAAGCAAATGGTAGCTTTAAATATGTACCAGCAAAAGGCATTGACATGATGGAAGAAATGTACCATATTAACAAGACAGTTAAGACTGTTAATATGAATGAGTTCAAGAGATGTTTTGATGCAGTAGATGAAACCTTTAATGGTAAACCAACAGGTAATAAAATACTAGGCAGTGAGTGTAGCTGGTGTTCTTTCCGCAAAACCTGTTGGCCTAAGATGAAAGAACTGCCAGCATTGAAGTCACGTGCAAAGGAACCTAAGATAGTTTCTTACGTGCATATAGAGAAGGAGAGTAAAGCATGACTGATTTTCCTGAAGCAAGTTATCTTGAGGCAAATCCAGACGTTAAAGAAGCTGTAGAGAATGGACAGTTTCGTGATGGCAAGCATCACTATGATGCATATGGTAAAAATGAAAACAGAAAGGGGTTAGAAGAATGGGTGAAGACTTAGCAGAATTAGAAAGTGCAATTAGAGAAGCTGAAGCACAGCTATCTGAAATGAAACGTGAGTACAAAGAGAAGCGTACTGCTTCCTTACGTGCTGCATTAGAGGCTAGGAAAGACATAGACTCTACAATACGTGAGGAGCTAAAGACACTAGGCTATGGTGTAAATCAGCTAGGCTCTGGTGCATTTTCATTCTGGCATGGTAGAGCTTCATAATACGTGATGAACTATACAAAGTTCTCTCATGCAAGGAAGTATGGGTACAGGTCAGGCTTAGAAAAGAAACTCTCTGATGAACTTAAGGCTTTAAATGTAAATTTTTCTTATGAAAGTCTTAAGATAGAGTGGGAAGATCTAGCCTACCGTACCTATACTCCTGACTTTATACTTGACAATGGTATAATAATAGAGTCTAAAGGTATGTTCACAGCTATGGATAGACGTAAGCATATTGCAATAAAGAGACAGCATCCTAAACTAGATATAAGATTTGTTTTTGAAAATAGCAGGAGGAAGTTACGCAAAGGAGCAAAGAGTACGTATGGAGAGTGGTGTTATAAGTATGGCTTTCTGTATACAAGCAGGGTTATACCTGAAGAATGGATAAAAGAAAAAGGCAAGAACAAACATGGAAAGTTTATAGCATTTACTGGAAATAAAAGGAGAAAGATATGACACTAGAAATAACTCCAGAGTTTAATCCTAATGACTTTGCAATACGATTGCGTCCTCATATGGTAGAAGGTCAGTGGAATGGTGATGTGGATATATGTATTATGTGGGATGATAAGCATAATCTTACAGGAGAAGACTTTACAAAGCTGATGCATTTGACTAAAATGATATGTGCGTCTGTACCTATTATGGAATATGATGAAGTACTACGTAATGACATAAGTAATTATGTAACAGATTATGAGAATGATACGTTACCAAAATCACCACTAACTGAGCCTGTTCAGGCAGAGGTAACTGGTGTAGATGGTAATGTAATACATTTAACCTTTAATACTAGAACGAAAGGATCAGCATAATGCATACACTTACAATGGGAGATAACACGTTTACTATATCAGAACCTGAACTACCTTTTGCTGATATGGTAAATAGTCCACCACACTATAATAAAAGTGGTATAGAATGTATAGATGCTATAGGTGCAGCTACTGATGCAGGGTACAAGTATTACCTGCAAGGCACAGTAATCAAGTATCTATGGAGATATGAGTACAAGAACAAACCAGTTGAGGATCTTAAGAAAGCACAGTGGTATCTTAATAAGCTGATAGAAGAGACTGAGAAGAATGAAGTAAATGCTTTAGCGAAATCATTTACATGAAAGTAAAAGTATTTTTAACCTTAGACATTGACAAAGAAGAGTATCCTATGCCCTCTGATGGAGATGTCGCATCTGAAATAGGTGATGGCTTACGTGAATACATCCATGATGTAGGAGGCTTAGAGGTATCATCATTAAAAATTACTATGGAGAGATAGACATGCACACAAATAACTATTTAAGTTCTGACTACCAAAATTTTATTGCACTATCACGTTATGCCAGATGGAAAGAAGATGAGCAAAGGCGTGAAGGTTGGCTTGAGACAGTGGAGAGATACTTTAACTATCTTGAGAATTATGTAAAAGATAAGTATGGTTACATCATGCCTGACGATACACACAAGAAATTAGCTAGTGCAGTACAGGACTTAAATGTCATGCCAAGTATGAGAGCGTTGATGACAGCAGGTGCACCACTCGATGTGTGTCATGTGCCTAGCTATAACTGTTCATACCTAACAGTAGATACACCAAGAGCATTTGATGAATGCATGTATGTACTTATGTGTGGTACAGGTGTTGGCTTCTCTGTTGAAAAAGATTACGTAGAGAAACTGCCCACTGTTAACGAACAACTATTTAATTCTGACACGGTAATTAAGGTAAGAGACTCTCGTATCGGGTGGGCTAAGTCTCTCAAAGAACTAATTGCTATGTTATACTCTGGTCAGATACCTACATGGGATGTCAGTGAGGTACGTCCTGCTGGTGCTAGATTAAAGACATTTGGTGGTAGGGCATCTGGAGCAGGGCCACTAGAAAAACTATTTAACTTCTGCATTGAGACGTTTAAAGGTGCAGTAGGTCGTAAGTTAACACCACTAGAATGCCACGATATTATGTGTAAGGTAGGTGACGTAGTAGTAGTAGGTGGTGTAAGACGTAGTGCACTGATAAGCCTGTCAGACATTGATGATGGTGATATGCGTCATGCTAAATCAGGAGAGTGGTATATTCATAATCCACAAAGAACACTAGCCAACAATAGCGTAGCCTATGAGCGCAAGCCCAACATAGGAACTTTTATTAGGGAGTGGACATCATTGTACGAAAGTTATTCTGGAGAGCGTGGTATATTTAACAGACAATCTGCTAGTAAACAGGTAGCTAAAAATGGTAGAAGGGATGGTGATCATGCTTTTGGTTGTAACCCATGTTCTGAAATTATACTAAGACCATTTCAGTTCTGTAATCTGTCAGAAGTAGTGGCACGTAATACTGACACAGTTAAAACACTTAAGGAAAAAGTAAAGTTAGCTACTATACTAGGTACATTACAATCTACACTTACAGATTTTAAATATCTACGAAAGATATGGAAGACTAACACAGAAGAAGAGAGACTGTTAGGTGTATCTCTTACAGGTATCATGGACTGCCCAATATTAAATGGTAAGCAACAGAGTATTAGTCTTCCTAGAGTACTAGAGGAACTAAAGCAAGTAGCTGTAGATACTAACAAAGAGATTGCAGAAGCAATAGGTATTAACATGTCAGTAGCTATTACATGTGTTAAGCCATCAGGTACTGTGTCACAATTAGTAGACAGTGCCAGTGGCATTCATGCAAGGCATAGTCCATACTACATAAGGACAGTACGTGCTGATAATAAAGATCCTATGACACAGTTTATGATTGATCATGGTATACCTAACGAACCAGAAAAAGATAAACCATTAGACACTACAGTGTTTAGTTTTCCTACTATATCACCAACAGGTGCTGTAACACGTAATGATATGACAGCTATAGAACAATTAGATTTATGGCTAACCTATCAAACACACTGGTGTGAACACAAACCATCTGTTACAATATCAGTGCGTGATAGTGAATGGATGGAGGTAGGAGCTTGGGTGTATAAAAACTTTGATGACGTATCTGGTATTAGTTTCTTACCTTATAGTGATCATGTATATCCACAAGCTCCCTACCAAGAGGTAGACAAAGCTACATGCATGGAGATGGTTAAGCGTATGCCAAGCAGAATAGATTGGAGTAAGCTATCTGACTATGAAAAGGAAGATGGCACATCAGGTGGTAGAGAACTAGCCTGTTCAGCAGGTGTATGTGAAGTTGTTGATTTAACTAATTAAGGGAGTACATATTATGCGTAGAGGACTAAACAAAAATGATGCACCATTAAAGATACAATGGCGTAGAGGTTATGATGCTTTCTATAGGGGAGCAAAGTATACTAATCCATACAAAGAGAACTCTATGCAATCTAGAGAGTGGGAACGTGGTTATAACAAAGCCTACTTTGAGACACTACGAAA